CCCAGCAGCAGCCGCAGTACCAGCAGCAGCAGTACGTGCCCCAGGCCCAGCAGCCCGCGGCACCGCCCCAGGCCGCCGTCGCCCCGCCGCAGTACCAGCAGCAGGCGGCGCCCCCGGGACCGCCCGCCGCGGCCGCACCGCCGCAGCAGTTCCAGCAGGCCGGACCGCCGCCCGCGGCCCCGGTCCAGCAGTACGCGCCCCAGGGCCTTCCGCAGGCCCCCGGCGCCGTCACCGGACAGACCGTCGAGCAGCTCACCGCCGCCCTGAACCAGATCGGCTAAGCTGATCAGGTCGTCGTCCACGATGCAGAGAACCCCGCTCCCCGCGCGCAGCAGGAGCGGGGTTCTCGCACGTCCAGGCCGTACGATGATCGGTATGCGCGCGAAGAGCTACACCCCGGACGAGCCGGACGACGAGGGCGCCCTCGATCCGTTCGACTACGCCGCTAAGGCCTTCGAGCAGCAGTCCATCCCGGTCATCGCCTTCTACGACGACCCCGTCGGTTTCGTCGATGAATTTGTCGACTTTACGGACTCGGTCTCCGGCGCAGAGAAGGGCCTCACCGAGTACCAGCGCGAGATGCTCGACGAGGTCCCGAAGTTCGGCCGCGTCTGCACCCGCGGCCCGCACGGTCTCGGCAAGACGACCACCAACGCGCTCACCGTGATCTGGTTCGCCATCACCCGCGAGGCCGCGCAGAAGGACTGGAAGTGCGCCACCACCGCCGGCGCCTGGCGCCAGCTCGAGCACTACCTCTGGCCCGAGATCAAGAAGTGGTCCCGGAAACTCCGCTGGGACAAGCTCGGCATGAAGCCCTGGCGCGAAGGCACATCCGGTGAACTTCTCACGCTGTCGCTGAACCTCAAGTACGGCAGCGCTTTCGCGGTCGCCAGCTCCGACGAAAAGAAGATCGAAGGTGTGCACGCCGACAGCGTGCTCTACATTTTCGACGAGTCCAAGGCCATCCGCCCCCAGGTCTTCGAAGCTGCCGAAGGTGCGTTCTCCGGCGCTTCGGCCAGCACCGGCGAACGACCGGCCAGCACACCAGCCGAGCGTGGACTCGAGGCGTACGCCGTGGCCACCTCGACCCCTGGCGAACCCCAGGGCCAGTTCTACGACATTCACACCAACCGCGAGAAGTACAGCGACTGGCACGTCAAGCACGTCACGCTCAAGCAGGTCATTCGCGCGGGCCGGATCTCCGACGACTGGGCCGCCGCCCGAAAGAAGCAGTGGGGCGAGGACAGCGCGCCGTACCAGACCCGCGTGCTCGGCAACTTCTACGCCTCGAGCGCCGACGCGGTCATCCCGCTCGCCTGGGTCGAGGACGCCATGGAGCGCTGGGACGTCTGGGTCCGATCCGGACGCCGGAAGTTCTCCCAGACCAAGGTCCTCGGCGTCGACGTCGCGCTCGGCGGCGCCGACTTCTGCGGCATCGCGCACCGGCGCGGCCACATCGTCGAGAAGGTCGACAAGCTCAAGCTCTCGAACACCGTCAAGGTCGCCAACGCCGTGCAGGAGCGCATGGGCAGCGGAGACGAAGCGGTCGTCGACTCGATCGGCGTCGGTGCCGGCGTGCTCGCCACCCTCCGCGAGCGCGGACGCAACGCGCGGCCGTTCACAGCGAGCAAGAAGTCGTTCAAAAAGGACCAGTCGCGCGAGCACGGATTCCTCAACCGCCGGGCCGAGATGTGGTGGGCCATGCGTGAGATGCTCGACCCCGCGTTCGAGCCCGACGTCGCGATCCCGCGCGACGACCAGCTCATCGGCGAGCTCACCGCTCCAAAGTGGAACGAGACCGCCAGTGGCAAGATCCAGGTCGAGTCCAAGGACGACGTCCGCAAACGCCTCGACCGCTCCACCGACCTCGCCGACGCCGTGCTGCAGACCTTCACCACGCGCGAAAGCGAGAGCGAGGCGCACGCCGAAGTCGGCGGCAGCGGCACGACGGCACTGCTGACCGCCGTCCACCAGTACCAGCAAGTCGCCGACCTCGAGTCCTTCGAGCCCGGAAGCACCGGATCCGGCGCGATACCGTTCGGAAGCAGCGAAGCGCAGCTGTTCGCACGATGGGAAGGCGAATTCTGATGGCACGACGATCTGGCGGGGCCACCCGCGTCCGACCGGCCGAGGCCATCGAGCTGGCCGCCGCGACCAACGCCGTCCGCGAGCCCACCGAGCCGACCAAGGAGCTCGTCCGCCGCGGCGTCGACATCGAACGCGGCACGCCGTTCGACATCACCGGTCTGCAGGCCCAGCCCTGGACCCAGCTGGCCGACGACGAGTTCCTCGTCACCACGATGCCCGAACGCGAGTGGGTCGAGGACGTCGACCGGATGCTCCGGTCCGGCGGCCAGCCCGCCGCGGTCTTCGCCGCGCTGACCCTGCCGATGCGCTCGGCCAACCTCACTATCGAGACACCCGAGGGCGACAAGGGCCAGACCGAGTTCGTCCGCGAAGTGCTTTACAGCTCCGGTCAGGGCGAGGGCATGAAGCCGGACCTCGTCGGCATCGTCTCCCAGATGGCCGTCGCCACCGCGGTCAAGAAGACGTACCACGAGATCGAGTGGAAGCAGCGATCCGACGGCCGACTTGCCTACTCGAAAGTAGCCTGGCGGCCGCCGCAGACCTGCGAGCCCATCCGCACCCTGGCCAACGGCGAGCTCATGGGCTTCCGGCAGTACATCGACTCGAGGGTCTGGAACGACCCGCGGTTCCGCCGCGAGATCGTCAAGATCGGGAACGACAGCTACGACCAGTTCGGCTACGTCCGGATCCCGATGGCCCGCGCGCTCGTGCACGTCCACGGCCAGCACCGCGACCCGATCAACGGCGTCTCCGACCTCTCCGTCACCCACTGGGCCTGGACCCTGCAGCAGAAGATCCTGCTGATGTGGGCGACGTTCCTCGACGGCACCAGCCTGCCGAAGGTCGCCGCGTACGGCCGCGACGACAAGGAGGCCAAGCGCAACGCCGCTACGATCGCGAGCCTGCGCGGCTCCGGCGTCATCGGCCTGATCCGCGACGGCCTCGACCCGAACGAGAAGCTGTTCGACCTCATCGACGGCTCGGGCGCCGGCGCCGCCCAGTTCGTCGAGATGATCAACTACCTCGAGCAGCAGATGACCAAGAGCGTGCTGGCCGGGTTCCTCGACCTGACCAGCAACGCGACCCGCGGCATCGGCTCGTACGCGCTGAGCGCGGACCAAAGTGGCCTGTTTTTGACCAGTCGCCAAGCAGCGGCCAAGGAGCTCGCCGCCACCGTCACCGACCAGCTGATCGGCCCGCTGGTCCGGGTCAACTTCGGCAGTGACGCCGCGATCCCCCGGCTCGTCTTCGAGCAGATGGGCCAGGAGCAGAGCACGCTCGCGATGCAGATGCTCCAGCAGCTGGGCAGCGCCCAGAACATGAGCGTGCCGCCCGGCTTCCTCGACCTGCTCATCGAGCGCGTCAGCCAGTTCCTCGACCTCCCGGACGACAAGGTCGAGAAGATGCTCAAGGAGCACGCGGAGTTCCGCCGCAAGCAGGCCGAGCAGCTCGGCCGGACGCCGGAACAGAGCGCGACCCCGGAAGGCCAGCTCACCGACCAGGTGAACGCCGCCCAGGACGCGGTCAACGCGAAGCTCAACGGTCGTCCGATCAACCCCGCGCAGCTCCGCGCGCAGGCCACCAGCGGCAAGACGGCCGCCCAGGAGCTGCTGCAGCGCGATCGCAAGGAGAAGCAGTGACCGACCCCGCGAGATCATGGCCCTCCGAAGAAGAGACCCCGCTCTTCTTCGCCGTCATCGAACCGAAGGAGAAGCCCGTGCCCCTGCTCACGCCCGACGAGGACGCCGACGTCGACACGAACGACGTCTGGGAGGGCCGCCACCCCGGCGTCGTCCACTTCAAGCAGATGTTCGCCTACGACCACTTGGCCAGCGGACGGCTCAAGGAGGTCAGCAAGCGCTGCGCCGACCTCGCCGAGGCCATGGTCGCCGACCTGCCCGACGGCCCCGAGCTCACCGCGGGCCTGCGCTCGCTCTGGGAGGCGAAGAACAGCTTCGTCGTCCAGGCGGCGCGCTTCAGCGGCGTCGACCACGGCCCGAACCGCGGGGATGGCAGCTGATGGCCGACGACACCGGCCTCTGGGCCTGCGTGATCAAGACGAAGGACGACGCCGAGGCCCTCGCCACCAGCCACGGTCGTCTCGTCGTCGCGGACGACGCCACCGAGCTGCGCAAGTTCTTCGGCAACATGCTTTTCGTCCGCGAGGTCCCCGTGCACCGCGAGACCGAGCTGCCGCTCATCCGGACCGCGGACCTGCTGGACGAGAGCCGCGCCCGCACGGAGCAGCCGAGCTGACATGACCGGTCCGATCATCGCGCC